CCCCCGCCTATCTTAATTAAGCGGCCCTCCGCAACCGCTCTTCTTGTAAGAACTGCATAAGTTCTGCTGTTTCTTGATCCGCGCACTCTGGATTGTCACGCGACAACTCCTGAACAGCGCGACCTTCTTGCATGAGCTCATCCCACATATCTTTATAACTTACTCCATCGAAAGAAAAATCATCTCCGATTATTGTAAATGTACCAAAAGACCCGCGGCCTTTTTCCTGACGAAAGTCGCCAAGTCCAATAAACCGTCCGGCATTTTGCACAAGAGAAGATATAGAGTGAGTGCTAAAATTAGGTGTAGCGAACCGGATTTCTACTTCGGCACACCAGTTAGGAAGATAGGCGCGAGTACGCATATCCGGTGTCCGGTTCATATCCGCGGATTTGACTACGTCGATCTTCAGATACGGCTTGCCCCAGATGTTTATGTTTGTCTGTGGCAAGAAGATAAGCCGGTTAACATTGGTTTTGTTTACACCTGCCGTTTCAAGAGCCGCCGTAGCCATTGCACCTTTTACGCCAGCCGCTGGGAAACACAAAAGCGTGTCACCTTTGGCTTGGGTATGCATGGAGTCGGCAAACTCCTGTTCAGGATTATGTTTGATTTCTTTCTTTTCAGCCGCTGTCTTGCGGCCCGCGCCAACGAGAAGGTCCCGTTTAGCTTTTGCCGACATACTGTTGAAGTACATCGGGGTTTGTCCCATCAAGCGGATTTTGATTTGGCCCTGCTTGATGACGGGGATGCTGATTGCATCACTTGTCTTTTTTGCTGCCATTTTTTTCTCCTTTTGGTTAATGACATAAGATTTATCCTACATATATGAGATAACATAAGATGTCAAGCATAAAAAAAACCCCCAAGGCGGGGGCAAACCAACCTTGGGGGTCCAACTACGGGATGTTTCTTATATACACCTTTAAACGCGCAGATACAAGCCCTTTTATCGCATATTACAAAGATAATTATCCAATTCGACCATCATAAATAGCCCGTTCTAGCTCTTCGTCGGACATATTATCTATGTCAAGCTCCGTAAGCCGCGGTTTTACCACCCGTGGTTTAAAAGATTTTCTTTTTGGAACGGGTGGGGGCGGCTGGTTAACCACTTTTGGTTCTTCTAAAATTTCAATGGTGAACACACGGTGCTTGCACTTTTTACACTCACGCCGCCGCCGGAGGGTTCCGTCATGCGGACGACTGCCAAGCACCTTGGTGTCCGCACCGCACTTAACACACTTCACTTCGCTCTCCGATATAAAGTTTACAACAAAAACACTGAACCTGACCGTGTACTTCGACGGAAGGTAGATTACATTTGCAACGCGGGCACTGGTTGTTGTCCAATAGCTCCTGCATTTTACCGGCGTATCCAAACGGTTTATACTGAAGTTCTCTATTCTTCGGCCATGCCATCATCTATTTCTCCTGTACCATTACACTCTTCGCAATCGTCCATGTACCCTTCAAGGTAACCGCCTCTTGTCCAATCGACAACAGCGCGTTCATACTCCACTTTACCCTCTCCGCCACATTCTGGACATATCATCCCATAAACTCCCATCTAATAGGTAAATTTTTTTTGGGCAACGCCCGACACATTTTAAATTAAACCTTTTGTGCTCGTTTGTAAGTATCAAAGATTATTCGTAGCTGACCGCTAATCGTGCGGCCCTCTGCTTTGGCAATCTTCTTGATTTCGGAGTACACCTCAATCGGAACCAGAACAGATTTCCATTTAGTCGTATCCATAATAACTCCACATATTGTGTTTATGTAAGCGAATATATGAGATAAGTTATGTAATTGCAACAAAAAAGACCCCGCCGGAGCGGGGTCAGGTCTCTTCGGGAGGAATAAAAAAACTTACTCAGCTTCACCCCAACTAGATCCGATTTCTACATCGCACTTGTTGGGCACCTCCAATGGTACAGCATTTTCCATAATTTCTGCAACCTCTTTTGCTTCTTCACGAGATTTCACGGAAATAGCCACTTCATCATGTATTTGAATTAAAGGTATGCGTCCTGTTTCATAAATATTCACCATTGATTGTTTGGTCATGTCTGCGGCAGAAGCTTGGATCAACCGGTTTAACGCTTTGTAGGTATATGCCCGCTTCAATCTGGTGGTAGGACCGTATTCATCAACGGCATCTTTGTATGGCAGAGCCTTATTCATGCCAAACGTATCGGGCTCCCACAGATCAAATCGGCATCTGCGGCCCAGTATGGAGCTTACAGCCCCTTTGCTCTTCTTACTGTTGAGGTGTTTCATTACACCGTTTTGTAGACCTTTAACAAACGGCACTCGCTCATGGTATTGCTTGATTAGCCCCCGTGCCTCATCCACTTCAATATCTAACTGGTCTGCAAGCTTGTTGACCCCCATGCCGTACATCATGCCAAGGTTGATCGTTTTGGCCTGCTTACGTTTGATGCCAGCCATTTCTGCTACCATCGTATGAAAGTCCATGTCGGGATCGTTGCGGTAGCCGTCAACAAAGTCCTGTGCGCCCTCTAGCGGCACCCGCCCTCTAGAATTTCCTAAAACTTGTGCATAGTGAACCAAGATCCGTGGCTCCTGTTGTGAGAAGTCTATGGACGCCCACTGTTCTCCCTCTTCTGGTAGGAACAGACTGCGTATCATGGGGCCTAGCTCTGGATCGCGAGCCGGTATCTGTTGCAGGTTGGGGTTGGACATTGATATGCGGCCCGACACGGTCCCGCCGTCGTCAGACCGGATCTGGTTTATGTGACTATGTATACGCCCGTCAGACCGGCAGTGCTTCATAATGGTATTGATGAACGTACCGCTGGTTTTGTTTAGGTTGCGGGCCTCGACTATGAGCTTTGGAAACTCATGCGTATGGTCAGACAAAAACTGCTTTCTAAACGACGGTGCGCCCTTTTCTGTCTTTGGGTAGGCTATGCTGAGATGATCAAACGCTTTAGCAAGGGATTGAGCCGCCCATATCTCAACATCCATGCCTGACATATCTTTTATCTGCTTGAGTACGGCTTTCTCTCTTTTGAGCAAACTATCCTTGGTACGCTCCACCTTGTCTTGATCTACGCGGACACCCTTCCATGTCATGTCTATCAGGCATGGCAACAAGGCTAGCTCCAGATTAGCTATGGACCACAAGTCCTCTTTGCCTATTTCTACAGACAGATAGTTCCATAAGTCTAAGGTAATCTCCGCATCACCTTGTGCGTAGGGCCCGACATACATAGCGGGCATCTTCCACATTTCCGACTTGGCATCCAGACCAAAGCTGACTGCCGCTTCTCTTAGTTCTTTTTCTGTCTTTGTTTTTTTAAGATAGTCGTAAGCTATGTTGTTTAGGCTGTAGCTAAACCTGTTCTCATCAAGCAGAGACACTATCAGCATGGTGTCGATTATGCGGCCCTTGATAGTAAATCCCATGCGTCTGATCCAGCCCGCATCGTATTGTGCATTGTGCATGATCTTGTCAGCAGGACACTCAAACACTTTCTTCAGCCACTTGTTGACTATGCGCTCATCCAGATTACCGCCATTCTCGTGACGTATGGGTATGTAACCTGCCCAGCCCTCGACAGCTATGGCGTAGCCCACAACCTCGCCATCACCTGTAGGCCATCCCGGTCCATTGGATTTAAGGTTGGGATCTTTTGTCTCAACGTCAATGGCTATCTGCTTGGCATCAAATATGTCAGGTAGCTCTGCCGGTGGCACCCACTCTGAAACGGGCACACTCTTATGAATGGTCAAACTCATTAGTCCTCGCCTCCCAAAGCACCGTAGCCGCATATGTCTATCCAGCTATCCTCGTGTTCCGGCGTCACTATAAGCCTTGCCAGCTTGACGGCAACCATACATTGGTAGACTTGTGAGACACTTACGTCGGTATCCAACAGCACAGACCACATTTTGGCAATGCGCTCATGGTTGTCATGTGCATCGCCGTAATCTTGGGCCCGTGGTCCGTTGACTAGGCTCTCTGCTTCCTTGAGTATCTCTTCACGTTTCATATCAGATCATAACTTTTTGCTAGGTCCTGCGGCTCCACAAGATACAGGTTTTCCTTGGCACGGGTAACCCCCACATAGAATACGCGGTGCGTGTCATCAGGGTCTTTCCTGAACGCTTCTTCTGATGCCGTTGACAGGTCCGTAAACAGAACGACGTTGTCCGCCTCGCCGCCCTTTGACCCGTGGATCGTGGACACCTTGATGCGGGGCTCTGCATTAAACTTTTCTCCGCGGCGCAGTAATGCTGTTATGTACGCCCGTTCTGCTGACGGTAGATTGTCCATCGCCTCATGCCAGATGCAGTCACGGATATCAGACTCCAGCCAAGCTGTACCCACTATGTGTACCAACTCCATGAGCCCGTGGTCCGCGATTAGCTGGTCAAGCGTCACCATGTCCTCATCACCAAGTGCGGGTAGCTTTTTAAAGCCGCGCTTCAGTCTGTCTTTGGTGGACATATAGCTGTAGATAGTGCGAGCCACTGCGCCGGTTACCTCACGGCCTTTGCGTAGTTGCTCCCAACCGTTGACGGCCTCGCTCACCTTTTCGGATATGGACCGTGTTCCGCGGTAGTCAAACAGGTAACCGTCTGTTTTAAGCTCTGTTGCTACGGGAGCCAGCATATAACCGGCTTGCGCCAGTATCAGCCAAGTGCCTTCGCTCATGTCCAACTCATTCACGGCATATATGTTACGAACAGTGCCCATGAAATCTCTGGCTTTATAAGTTTTAGGGTAACGACGGTGTATCCGGCTAGCTACCTTGCGAGCTAAGAAGTGAACGGCTTTGGGTATGCGGTAGGACTGTGACAGGGTTTCGGATGCGCCCTCAAGATTAATAAATTGATCAACGTCCGCACCCGCCCAGCGGTAGATAGCCTGATCGTCGTCACCCGCGCAATACATACGGTCTGACTTGGCATCCAGTGCGTGAGCTATGTCCCATTGCAAAGCGGACAGATCCTGCGCCTCATCCAGAAACGTCAGGGCAAAGCGAGGGCAGTAGTGCTCTGCACCTTGTGCAAACTGCTCCAGCATATCGGTGAAATCGTACACCTCGTTCTGCTTTTTATATTCAAGCAGGGACTTGGCGACATAGCTTACAGTGTTCCAAGACTCTTCGATGTCTGTCTCGTTGTACTGATCTCGCAAGTCTACCTTGCGAAGCCGCGCCAAATTGATAACGCCCAGTATAGGGTCATTAGCTTTTACTATACTTGGTATGTCGTCGTTGTAATCTATGCGCTTGTCTGTCGATAGCTCAAAGCCCATGATTTGGCTAAGTTCTTTGTAATGCTCCTTCTGCATGACTTGGTCTGTGCGTATATCGCTCATGGCAAGAGACATACTATGCAGGGTGCGAAAGAAGGGTAGCTCCTTCGGGTCTAGGTTGAACTTTGCCGCCGCTCTGTCCCGCGCTTCTTCTGCGGCTTTACGGGTAAATGAGAAGAACCCTATCTGGTTTGGCAGTACGCCCGCACCAAGGGCCTTCTCCACCTGATTTATCAGCGTGGTGGTCTTACCAGTTCCGGGTGGTCCGAAGTATCTAAACATCTTCTTCGTACAGTTCTTCTATGCTGGACATGGCTTTTATAAAGATAGGGGTTTTGTCTCCCACCCATGACCCCAGAGTATTGAACCAGAAAAACTCCACGGCATCGTCATACTCCATGCCGTCTCGCTCACAAAGAATGGCTATACACTTGTCATAGTCGTAAGCCGCGACATCTTCTTGACAGGCTCTGTGTGCTACACCAACAAACGCTTTTTCAAATCCATCAGCTAATAACATTAGAAAGGCACCTCCGTTGTTTCAAAATCTTTTAACGTAATGTCTACATCTGCATTGTCGAAAGCGGGCACGGACCAAACGCGAACCGTTCTACCTTTAATTTTTAAAACCGTACTTTCCCCGTTTATGTCCCGAAGCCGTTGCGCTATGCGGTGTGATTTGTATTCAAAAAACTTGTTCTTCTTCAAGAAGCTCTCAAAATCCCTCAAACGGAAATAGGTTACACCAGACTCTTCGTCTGTCCACGGCTTGCGGAGCAAGATTTCTTCACGGTCTTTTGCTTGCTGTAGGTGACGACAAAACTCTTCCAAGTAATCATAGAACTGTCCGCTGACACTTGCGTCTTCTGACACCTCCATGATGGCAGACTCGTTGTCCCGCATCTCTGTCATCATCGCAGAGATGCGCCCCTCCCAGACTATCTTGCTAACAGTACGAGGCATGAAGCTGAGTTGCTCCATACAAGCCTTTTGAAACGCGGGCTGAGACAACAGGGCCTCTGTGTCTAGCTCCAACGGCTCGCCGTTTACATCCATGAACCACACAGGCGGGTTGGAGTTGTACTTTCTGAGGTTTGCTACGATAGCCCCTTGAACCGCGGCACCTATGCCGTGCTTACGGGTCATGCAGAGTTCTTTGTTACAATGTGTAACAATAGGCGCATCGCTACAACGGTAAGCGTAGTCCTTCTTCTCAAGCTGTTTGGCTATTATGTTGATCTCATTCAACGGCAAAGGTGGCGACAAAAACTCGTTGTTATACCGCAACAGTTCTGTGTCCCAGCTATCTGGAAACGCTTTACGAAGATACACACCTATGTTGAACAGGCCGTTATTGCGCCCGCCTTCGCTTATGAGTTCTTTACACAAATGCTGTAGACAAGGCGGCCCATCACGCATGACGATGGCGTTCTTATCGCTGTCCGATAGCTGTAACTTCATCACCTCTTCAGGTGTCTGCTTATATTTTTCGTATTGAGCAATGAACTCATCAAGAGTGATACTGACACCCTTGTTATCAAAACCATAGCGCAACCCGTCTTCAGCATCGTAGTACGGCAGGTTTAGAAAATTACCTACATCGCCACGATCCAGATGCAACTTGACCTGCTTTGGAAATATCTCACTGCCACCGTAGCCAAGTGCCGCCGACACCTGTTGCAGTGTGGCTTGCATATCCTTGGCGTCTATCCACTCTGTGGTAAACAAGAAGCAGTGCGCCCCGCCAGATTTAGAGCGGGTCACAACTAACGGAAGCTTGAGCTTCCTGATCTTCTGTATCAACAGTTTGTGGTCTAACGGATACTGATCTACGTCAATACAGCCCCAGACGCACTTGTTCTGCTCGTTAATCGGAATGATACCAATGGACTGACCCTTACCCGACAGGTGACCTTGCCATAGTTCCGTGGTCCGTGGTTCGCGTAAAATAGCCGCCTTACCGGAGTTCTTTCCGTTAGACTGAGTTTTCTCAATCTTGTAAGTGCCATACGCCGCCTCAAGGCCGCGGAATATCTCCTGAAACTTTTCTACAGACATGTTTGCCCCCCAAAGGAAGAGACGGCGAGCCTCTTTGGATTACTCGCCGCCTCAACTGCTTAGAACGGTGTATCGCCATCTTCTTCGTTTGTGGCGTTATCGTCCTGATGCTTCACGACAACATCTCCTGTTGTCACGCTTTGGGCAAATGTCTTAGCCTGTCCGTAAATACCGGCGTTCTGTACCGGTCCTTCAAGGCTCATTTCCCATCCGTGCCAGCTTCCTTTGCTGTTTTCCTCTGACACGGTCTTCAAATTGTAAATGTGACTGAAACGTGGCGGGGTAAACGGACCGTTTTTCCCTTGCATGACCCGTGAAGATATCATGCTATTCCACTTACGGCTCTTCTTCAACTGCGTAGACTTCATCGCAATCAAAGCCGTTTCAGAGGAACCGTCCTCGTTCATCACAATTACAAAATGTTGGTGAGTTTCTTCTATATACTCACCCTCTCCCCCAACAACATACTCTTTGTTATCCTCAGAAGATCGTTCCGTCTTTGGCATAGTATCGCCCGGAGAATAAATAGCCTGCGGAGCCCCGCTTCCAACGCCTCTGGGGGCCCATTGAATGAACCGACGCTGATAAGCACACGGAATGACCTTGATGCCGTCCTTGCCCGTGTAAACGTGTCCAGTGACGGTATTATATATGTCACCTTTGCGAGCAGTCTCATGTGTATCCAGAAGAGGATCTAAACCTGACAGGATCTTAAGAAACGGTAGAGCAAGATCTTCCTGCCCCATATTCTCCATGCCCATACCGGCATCATCTTCAAACATGGTCGGGTCAAAAGGGATTACTTCAGCCGACTTTGTTTCTGCAACTTCTTTTTTCTTATCAGCCATCTTATTTACTCCTCTTGATAACTGCGCGTTGTCCGACATAGGCTCCGAATAACTCCATTGGGAAGTCGTCACCATTCTCAACACGTTCCTTGACAAAGGCACGAAGCGTCTGCGGATGGATCTCCGTTTTTTGCTCCGCGTAATGGCCTTCTTTTTCGGCAAGGGCTTTGAAGGACGACGCCTTGTCGTCTTCGCCCCTGCCAAATTGACACGCAACGGTATTTTTAATGATGTCATCGTAGCCTTTCTCCCGAAGCCACTCATAAGCGGCAGGTCTGTTATCCACGAGGATAGATGCCCCGTAGGTTTGTTTAACGGTCACTTCTGACCCATCGTCTAGTTTCATCGAAGACAGACCGATTTCTGCAAGCATCGTCGGTAAATCTTCATCCGTAAGTTTCAAAAGACCTTTCTTCGCCTTCTTGAGGTCCGCCTCAAGTGACGATATGTATTCTTCTTCATCTCGGATTTTGCGGGCTATCTCAGCCACTGTTTGCAGACCAGCTTGATCTAGCTTTTCTACGCCGGAGGACAGGCTTTGTTCAAAGTCCTGCTCCATTTGATCAAAGATATCGCTCATCGCGTTTCTCCATCGTGGTTAAAGGCACCGGTTGGGCCTTGACAAATTGTATATAGACGCATAAATTCGCATAGTCAAGGAGAAAATTATGGGAAAATACAAGTTCAGGACAGAACCTTTTGAACACCAGCAGAAAGCTTTAGATGACTCGTGGTCCGCTGACTATTACGCGCTATTTATGGAGATGGGAACAGGTAAGTCCAAAGTAGCTATTGATACAATCGGCATGTTGTATCAAGCAAGAAAGATAAGCGCGGCACTTATAGTTGCACCAAAAGGTGTCTATGACAACTGGGTACAAGGAGAAATACCTGCACACCTGCCAGATGAGATCAAACGCATGGTGGTACGGTGGACGCCGTCTAATACGAAGAAATTTCAGCAGGAAATGAAAGACTTAGTGTATGGGCCCTTTGACGGCATAAAGATATTTGTGATGAACATAGAGGCGTTGTCTACGCCGCGGGGGACTAAAGCGGCATATGCTTTTTTATGCAGAAATCCCAATAATATGATGATTGTGGATGAGAGCACTACTATCAAAAACCGTAAGGCTACTCGTACAAAAAATGTAATGATGTTAGCCAAGGACGCAAAGTATAGGCGTATCTTGACTGGCTCTCCTGTAACCAAGTCACCTATGGATCTGTTCAGTCAGTGTGCGTTTCTTTCGCCCTCTGCCCTCAACTTTAAAAGTTATTACTCGTTTCAGAACCGTTATGCCGTTGTGCAGAAGCGGACTATGGGTCCGCGAGCATTTCAGGAGATCGTGGCCTACAGGCGCTTGGATGAGTTGAACGAGAAGCTCAACCGGTTCAGTAACCGCATATTGAAAGAAGAGTGCCTTGATCTGCCTGCCAAGATGTACATACGGCGTGATGTGCCGTTGACCGCGGAGCAGGATAAAGCTTACGTGCAGATGAAAAAGCTAGCCTTGGCAAAGCTGGACAACGGAGAGTTAGCCACAACAGCCAGTGTTCTAACGCAGATTATGCGCCTGCAACAGATATGCTGTGGGCACATACAATCTGACGACGGTGAGTTGGTTACTTTGGCGAGCAACAGATACAAAGAGCTAATCGACGTAACAGAAGAGTTACAGGGAAAGGCGATCATTTGGGCGACGTATACACACGACATCCAACAGATAGCCTCTGCCCTGCGCGACCGCTTTGGGCCCGAAGCGGTCGCAACCTATTACGGTGACACCCGACAAGATGAACGACAAGAGACTGTAGATAAGTTTCAAGACAAAGATAGCCCGTTGCGTTTCTTTGTTGGTCAGCCGCGGACGGGGGGCTATGGCATTACCCTGACTGCCGCCAACACCGTGATATATTTTAGCAACAGCTATGATCTGGAGATACGTCTGCAATCTGAGGACCGGGCGCACCGTATCAGTCAGGATCAGAAAGTTACTTACATTGATCTTGTATCGCCTAAGACTATTGACGAGAAGATCTTAAAGGCTCTACGAGGCAAGATAGATTTAGCGGGCAAGGTGCTTGGAGAGCAGGCTAGGGCTTGGTTGGTTTAAATTTCTTGGAAAGATCTTCCGGATAAAAGATTTTGTCTAGCAACAGATCGCGGAGATAACGTCTGAAAAGCATTAGGCACTCCCATAAGATCTGATTTAAACTTTTCCATATCTTGTTTAAGAAGCCTGTTTTCTGTGCGTTGATCTTCTAGCATTTTATTCAATCTTTTTTCATCCATTGCCTCTTGTAGAGTTTTTCTTTCTAACAAGGGGTCTGCTAAACCACCAAATCTTTGTGGCAATAAATCTTCAGGATTAGATAAAAGTAGACCATATTGTTCAGACCCTAAAAGCGGAAGAGGATCAGAATCAGGTGGTGTAAATACACCAACGTCTGATTGCTCTTCTAGATAATTATCTATCATGGCGCGATTAATATCTCTTTCTCTATCACGCTCATATTGCTCACCGTACATCTGATTCAAACGAGCCGCACGTTCCGCGTCAGTTTCTGTATCGGGGTTAGGGGGGAGGGAGGGCGCTGTTGAGCTTGAAATGGGTATTTTATAGCTTAAACCAAAACTTTTGTTTTCTGGGGACAAACCAAAAGTAGGCTTAATAGCACCCGGACCCACCTTTAAACCTTCCATTGCTTTTTTTACAAAACCACCTATTCCATCTCGTGGTATGTTTTGAAAAGCTGGGTTTAACGAAGACGGACCACCTTGATCAGCATTGTAACTAATTAACCGTCCTGCTTTTGTGGGTTGAATGTCAGTGGCTTCTTCCATCACGTCTTCTGTGAAAGAGCCCTCCATAGGAACCAGTTCTGTTTTTGGACCCATTAGAGCTTGTGCTAAATTAGATCCGGGAATCACGGAAAAGGGACCAAGATCTCTGGGTACAGCTTGTGCTCGTGCAGGAAATCTTGCACCAGTTGCGGGATCTGTTAACAGCGCTAACTCATTCGGTCTAAACTGACGTAGATTACCTTGTGCATCAGCGGGATTTAGGTACTTGTCATATGCACGATCAATTATAGCTTGTCTTTGACTAAGCGGTATAGTGTCGCTGTAATCTAACCCTGAACCACCAAAGCGTTGATTAGCTGACTCAAAAAATCGTCCTATACCGCCCTTAGTTAGTCCGAAGGGGTCTGTTACGGTGCGACCCGTGGCTTGCATATATTGGTCGCGAGTTAAGGCTCCTTCGGGTATAGGTAAGGGCCTAAAAGCATCTATCTCTCGGTCAGTTGTGCCAGTTACCCTACCAAACATATCAGGTTGAGCGGCTTTACCTGTGCCGGGGTCCCTGATCAAATTGTCGGAGCCGATAACCGTAGAGGTTCTGCCGGTGTTGGGGTCCCGCGGTCCTGAACGAAAAGTGTATGACATCAGCCCATCAAGCTCCCTATGCCCTGTTGACGGATAAGACCAGAAGCTACGTCGTTAGGGAACATCGCCGCATAACGAGTGCGGTCTACGTTACCGCTAGGTGCAGGCGTCTGAGGTGACACCGACGCAAGGGTGGTTGTGGGTTGTGCCACCGGTTGCGCCGGAATTGGTGGTGGTGTAGGCATAGCTGTTGGAGCGACGGAGCTTACAGACATATTTTGCGGTGTAGGAAGTGGCGTCGTGCGACCAGTTCCAACATCTTCATCTTCTGCGGCTTCTCTAATTGCAAACGGTGACATAGACCCCGCAGTCGCAAAACCTTTGCGTGAAAGTATTTCTACTATTGCTCTAGTTTGTTTTACGCCCTCTTCTGCTGTCTTTGGACTTCGTATTAATTTAGCGGCTACTTCAGGGTCTGTAAAAATTAACTGAATGACTTCCATTCTCTTAGAAGCAGGGATATTTTTAAAGAAATCCAAAGCAATTCCTTTGGTAAATCCTGCGGCGCTAATTGATGCGGTGCCGCCAGTTCCCCCTGTTAAAGCTTGATAAGCTTTTGTACCGCCAGCTAAACCAATCATGCCAACATAAAAATCAAACAAAGGTCCCGCTTGTTTAACTATATCGGGATCAGCTAATTTGCCTGCTGAATCGGCAGCGGCTAATCGAACCATTTGATTAGATATTGCTCTCATACGGCGTATTTGGTTTTTATCCATAATGCCGTAACTTTCAGCCATATCTACTAAGGATCTTTTACCGGCCCCCTGTCCGGGTAACGGTTGAAAAAGAATTTTGTGAAAAGTTAAGTGGTCAAAAGTTTTACCTTCGCCACCCGCTTCCATCATGGCGTGTTGAAGAATTGTGTTAAAATATCCTTCTTTAATTTTTGATTGCATTTTGGCTTGTTCTGCGGCGGGTAAAAATTTGCCGTCAGGGCCTTTATATTTAACGCTGGTTAAACGAAACAGACGACGTAACCCGCCTATTGGATCAGCCTGACGCGCACCTTTAGGAATAAAATTTAGCGCTTCTGTTAAAGCAATATGTGGAGAAGAATTACCTATTTGGGCCGCAAGAAAAGTTTGGCTGTCCGTTATTTGTTTCGCGGCATCAGAGCGGTTTTCATAAAATTCAACGGTGCGTTGTGCCTTAACCGCACTATCAAGGTCTGACTTTAAATTAGGAAACAACTCCATTAATTCAGCGTTGTCTCTCTTCCAATTTTCTAAAGATTTAGCGTTTATAGAACCATCGGGGTTCATAGCAGATAATCTTAAAGTTCTAACCGCACCTTCCATAATATTATTTATGGAAGTAAAAGTGCCTGTAGCTCCCTCAAAACCTTGTTCTTCTGCAAATTTAGCTACCCCTTGAAGCTGTTGTACTCGTAAATCAACCATGTCCGGGTTGCTTCTAACGAAGGAACTAATAAGAAGCTCTGGGGGGATACGATTACCGCGCATCATATCTTTTGCGCGGCCTTTTCCAACTATAGACCGCGTAAATACGTTATTTAAGGCAAAAGAAAACGCTCTTGCAATGTCAAAGGAATCTTTTTCTCCATCAGGTAAAAGATCTAAATCGTCCATGATGGCTTCTGCTATTTCGCCTAATTTACGAGCTTGGTTTGCCGTTCCCATACGAGTAGTCGCGCCGCTAGCCACTTGTGCCAAAGTATTTAAAACTTCGGACCTAACGTCAAATAATTCTTTTGCGGATATTGGAGAAACTCGTTCAGGGTCTAATTTTTTCTGCTCCAACTCCAGAAGTTTTAATTTAGCTTGTGCTACTTTCAAGAAATTTTCTTGAGAAGGCCCGGATACATCAATTTCAAAAACTTCATTCGCTCCGTCGCCTGTTTCAGGATCTTTAAGAATAAACCTTTCATCTCCCCTAAATTTACCCTTTTCTAAATTCTCAATTAAGGTCTGCATTCGATCAACTTGCCTATTTAAAGGAGCCCCTCTCATTTTGGCTTCTACTTGAGTTCGTATTAAGGCAACCGGATCAGAATCTTGCGCGTCTATGGACTGTATTATTAGATTTTGTTGTTCAATAGCTTCTTTTATGTCTAACCCTAAACGAGCTTTGGCACTCCTAACAAAATTAGGTAGACCGCCAAGAGCAGCAACAAACTCTTCCCTATAACCAGCAGGCAAGTCGTTTACGAGCTCATCATATTTAGTTATAAAAGAAGGCATTACGTCTCCATCTATAACGTCCTCCGGCTCAAACACATTTACTCCGCCGGTTTTCCCCCAAAGTTCTTTCTCTCTAGCTCTGGCAAAACCTAGCTGAGTGTCTAATATGTCGGCTAGTTCCAAAGAAAAAGTTTTACGAGACTTAGGAGTGCCTAAATTTTCATCTCCTGTTAAAACCCTATTACGAGCAGCTATTCTTGTATCTACGGCTCTGCGTAAACGACCCGTTATCATATCACTCATTAAACTTTTTCTGAGAATAGCAGCAGTTCGCAAGGACTCTGGGCTGTTTTCAGACACCAACCCATAAATAAACTTATCAAAAAAGGATTTTGCATTTCTGTCTGCTTTTTTCCTAGCAGCCAGTAGATCAGGGTTTTTAGTAGCCATTTCAGCTTCTAATCCCATAATAATACCTGTGTTATCCTCCAATCTTTGAGCAGCAGTAAAATTAACTCCGGGGAAAACTTCTTGTAAGATGGCATTTGTTTCAGGACTGTTTAAGTCCTCCATCATACGTTCATAATCTCCGTCATATTTTGTGTATAGTTCGTCAATACGCTTAAACAACTTTCTTTGTTTGCCTTCGGCCATTTTACGAATAAAATTATCGGCTTCTTCTCCAGCATCAACTTGAGTGGCTTTTGAATAAACGCTCGGCAAAAATTTAGCAAAAGTGGCTGCAAGAGTGTTTCCACCTAAAAACTCAGCCGCTAATCGTAATCCTGTCCCTCCGGGATCTGCCCCTTCTGCAACATATGCTCCTCCGGCTGAACCTAGCCCTGCCACTGTTTCAGCACCAACTGTCAAACCTGCGCCGACTTTGCTTCCACGAGCAGTTCTACCCATGCCCTCCAGCATATCTTCTATAGTTGCTGTAATACGAGCACCCGTGGGACGAGGAGCGCCTTCCGCTATATTTGCAAGAAAATCACGAGCGGCTCTAGTTCCTGTCTCTTTAAATAAAAAAGGAAATTGTATACCGGCGGTAGCCCCGCCAAGGGTTCGCATGGTCTCTATTGCTTGTTTCTGACCGGGAAGAATTGGTTTTTGAGGCCCTAAAGCTAATTCTTCTAAGGCGTCCGCGCCTTCATAAAGAAGTAAGCTACCCCCTATAAAAGAGGCAACTACGGGGGTGGCTCTTACACCAAACCCTATAAGAGATCTAGGCGGAGTTCTAAAAGTCTTAGCAGCCGTCAACTGTGCGGCTTTTGTCCCCGCTGCTACACTAGGGGCTGTTTTGAACAACTCACCAAAAAAAGCACGAGATAAAGATCCTTTTTCAGCAGTTGTTAAAAGGGCGTTGATAGAGTCTGGATCTTTAAAATAAATGCTACGTTCAACTGGGTTCAAGTCGCGTATAGGGCGCTCCTCTGGCCCGTTAGGCCCTTCCATAGTCACAGTGTAATCAGGGCTTAAAAAATCGTAAAAGGTAGCCGTGCCATCTTGCAGTTTTTCATAACTAAAAAAGTTGGGGTCGTTTGCTATTTGAGGGGCGTAATCTTGAGTTGCAAACGTGGTTACCAAATCACGAGCCAAAGCTTCTGGGGCCTTTTGACCAAACTGTAACCGAAAGTCGTCGATCTCTTCCGGCAGCAAGTCTATTTTGTTAATTTGCAGATTCATCTTCGTCATTAACCCTTCTTGAGTTAGCCGTTGCACTGCCGGATGCCACGTTGGCCGCAGCACCTCCCGGTGTCAGGTTAGCCTCATATGCAATTATGGCTGCGGTGTATTCGGCGATTAATTTTTCTGTATCTCGCATTGCAAGTCTCGCATCAGAAACTCTATCTGTAAATGCCGCAGGGTTTTCCGTATTTGCATCTACAATAGATTTAGCACGAGCGTAATCTGAAGCTAAAGCTGAACGCACGGTCCTAAGTTGTTGAAGGGCGGAGACATCCGATTTAACTCCTCCGGGCTGGAAACCTTTTACTTCCTGTTCCAAAAGTTGCAAATCAAGAGCAAAGACTCGGCCATCTACACCCGCTCGTGCTACATTAATTGTTTTACGAGCTAAAGCGTCCAACTGTTTGTCCGCGGCACTTGTTATTTTTGCATCATTACCAGCATATCCCGTCCCTATGCCTACTTCAGCCAGTTGTCCTGCAATTCCGTTAAAGAACCTGTTTACACTTGATACAAAACCTTGAGATTGAGTGTAATCCAGACCTGTTATAATAAACGTAGGATCAGCGAGGGCACGATCTATATTGACGGTGTTGTCTGCGTTAAGTAACGGAACATCCTGATCCGGTGATACCATTTGCAATTCTGCTACAGTAAGACCAAGGGTGTTTAACGGAACAGGTGAACTACCTCCAGCAAGAACACGCTTTTTAATAGCCGCTTTCATAAAGTCAGGCAGTTGACGCTTTTGAAGTAATCCACTCTTGTCGATAGACGGCGCGGTATAAATGCTGATCTGACTTTCCATGACAGGATCGTCCGCACCTGCTGCATAAAGGTCCGTCATCTTTGTGCCAGCATTGTTAGTTTCTATAGAGAAGTACCTAAGAGCCTTGCCCGCGTCTCCTTTACCAAACATATCTGGTGGAGAGTCCGGTTTTTCGTATGGAACAATAGCCCCACCACCAAAAGTCTCTTTAATGTTGTCAATTTCAGCATCTGTTGGGTAGAAAGGAGCTCCGGCTTTTATCTGCTCCCCACGGAAGGTTATATCGGTAGCAGCGGTAACTGGTTTAGTGGTTGCAGCTTTCGGATCATCTACAACGCTTCCTATAGCAAAGTCCTGTCTTGCAAGTCTGTAATAATCTTCGCTAAACTCTACAACTGTCTGACGATCCCCAGTCTCTGTGTTTATCATGTTAACAAGCTTACGGTCTTTTTCTGATACCGTGCCAGATAGCACCGCCTTGTTTGCAATCGCCTTTTTAAACTCAGGGCTGTTCTTTTCAAAAGCCTTTATGTCTCCGTTTGGCATACGTAAGTTAACTGTGTCTGTGTCTGGAACTGTAGCTGTACCCGATAACAGACCGCCTCTTCCGCCTTCAGATACAGGCTTAATTGCATTGATATACGCTTCGCTTCCCGGAGTTAAAACCTGCTGTGTATTGTCCGGGAAAAGCACGTTTACATCGCCCTGCTTCTCAGGGGCTTTGTACGGAATGACCGAGGTCGAGAACTTATCAATCTCGTTGGCCTCTACGGAACTAACAACGACAACATCACCCGTTTTTCGTTTTACACCGTTAACGGTTATAGGTTGAGTCACAGTGTACGCTTTTTTAGCGCCAGCCTCGCCAGTTTCAGCTTTGTACGGCGTTAAAGCGCCAGCATCCTCTATCTGTGCAACCTGTGCGGGACGTAAATTTAAAAGTGTGTTTGCTGGGTATGTTTTATTATCAATAACGACAGATTTCTTGGTAACAAAAGGGCTTGTTTTATTAACTGCTGTGGTTTTGTTTTTTATTTCTTGAAGTTTAATAGCCTGTTCCGCAGCTATTTCAGTGTCTATCTCCGTCTCGCCGCGCTGTACCGCAGCAAGCTTGAGTGCGCGTTCCTCTTTGTCCGCGGCTTTCTTATATTCAAGCTGCTGTTGGGCCCGTGCGCCAATAGTCTGAGGCAGTTGCGTGGTCCGTGCGGCCATAGCCAATCGTTCTGCGGGGCTCATACCGGCCCGTTCACCTTCCATAGGAGCGGCAAACGCTAGTGCGGTGTTTGCAATATCAAAAAGCATCTGAGCTTGCGTAAGCTTCTTTTGTTCTTCAAGGTCCGCGGCCCGTGATTCAGGGGAGCCCAACCCCGCTTTTATATAGCGAGCTTCTGCATCTCTAGCTCTTTCCAACACTCGTTCGTCATAAGAACGCTCTGGTTTGGGTAAAGCCGCTGCCGCCGCAGGACTTAAAGTAGCACGAGCCGCTGCTTGCGCTTTTGCTGTGTTGATGTTGTCCAACAACCTGCCTTGACGAATAGCTGAAACATCTATTTCAGGATCGTCTCTACGCATGTAATCTTGAATATCGCCAATGGTGCCGCTAAGTATAGGTGCGCTTAAAGGTACACCTCCACCTAAGTCAAATTTCTGGACCGGCTGGTTGTCTCCTCGGCGGACCAGCCCGCCATCCTTAAAATTTGCGGGTGGAGGCCCTCCCATCATAGGAGGTGCCGTGGGCGGCATAGGGGCAGGCTCTGGAGGTGCCATAGTGGACATAATACCTTCAGCCATTGGTCCTTCTACAGACTCAGTCATGGTCTCTTGAGCCAAGCCGCCAATGCCTTCATCAACAGAAGCTATCTGAACGACAGGCTGAACCAGTGCCAAAACAGACTCTGGAGTCTGCGCGGCATCCTGCTCTCCAACAAGACCTGCAAGCTCTGTGCGTCTTTCAGGCACACTGGCTTCGTCTCCACGGATCATGTTCATCATCTGTTCGTAGTTGTCTACATTTTCCAGATCTTGAATGCCCTCGCCTGCTCTCATCAGCATGTCTTGCATAATAGCTGGGTCAACGGACTCCATCATAGAGCCAACACCTTGTGCCATAGCCGGGTCTCCGCCCATTGCCATGCCTACAGCATCCGTTTCGGCCTCTGTTTCAAAAATTTCAAACTCTTCTGGTTTTAAGTTTGTTCTAAAAAAATTATTGTAATCAGATACGGTAGTTCCCGGATTACTTCTTAAAAAACGCACTATATTAAAAAGATTATTAGGGTCAAAATCTTCTGCTTCACTAGCGTCGGCTCTGCTCACATCATCTAAACCTGTAAGCGGCACACCATATTGATTAGCACCCATCGTCTGAGCTTGTGCCCTATCCCTAATAGCTTGAAAAGCTTCTATATTGTCTCTCTGACGCTGTTCCATAGCTACATCACCGCCTTCTGCATATTTTTTAGCGGCAACAGGATCCATCTTCATCTGAACATCTTCAGGCAGTTTTGAAAAACCCTTGTACTCTTTAGGTACAGCGGCTCCGCCTTGGGCAAACATCTGTCTTGATAATACGCCTCTATTCATCATCCGAATAACCCCGCTTTTTGTGCACCTGCCGCTGCTGACAGGCCAGCAATGCCTAGACCGGCAAACTGTTGGAAGGGCGAAACAGACGGAGATGCTGCCTGCAATAGCGTCTGTTGTGAAGACGGAGCGCCCTTGAAAATATCTGACAGAAAGCCATACCGTTGATACGGCTCATATAGCTGTTGTAGCTGAGTTTGACGCACGGCATCAATACCTGATTGACGTTGTGCGCGTTCACGCTCCCCAAGATCAAACAAGAACCCAGCCTCTTCACGACCCAGAGCAGTCCCTAGTTGCCCAAGGCCCGCAAGGTTTTGACCCAACTGCGCCTGACGAAGACCCATGATACCCATCTGGTCCGCTATGCCTCGCTCACGCTCTAGTTGACGCTCTGCCATGCCAGCAGCGTTCATGTAATTTTCAGCAGCAGCGCGGGCCAAGGCATCTGATCTGCCGCGCTCAATCTCTCCACGAAGCAAATCGCCACGAGATCCGAAGGCCGCGGCCCCTCCCCCCTGTTGCACGGCCCGCAGGCCCTGTTCAGCTTGGCTTTTGTCAAAAGCGCGGTTGATCTCAGCCTGAATAGATTCCTGAAACGGGTTCATATACTGAGACACTTCGTCCCCAGTTACCCGTCTGGCCGCACCCTGAAGCATAGGCTCTGCGCCTGTGATGCGTCCAAGACCTCCTGTCATGGCCGCTCCACCAGCGTCTAGGAACGGCTGATACCCACCAATACCGGCATCCGCTATTTCAAAAGCTTTGTCTTGCAAGTCACCAAAACCGGCAACCTGATACTTTGGCAAAGTAATTCCTTTTTCGGCGAGCTTTTTGGCCTGTTCAAGAAGTCCTAGTTTATAGGCTTCTATTTCAGGGGCTTCTCGGACTATCTGTACACTGGTGTCGGTAGCCATTACGCCATTGCCCTTCCTTTAGCTTCAAGGCCCCGCATCATCTGATACATGTTCCGTATGCCTTGTTCATTGTCTCCATTGCCAAGCCCTTTGACAGCATCTGTTGTCATAACAAATTCACCCGGCATCAGCATAGCCCTGACGCTATCCTCATTTGGAATGCCCTCATCAGGCATAATACCACCTGTGCGGCGAGGGAACACCTCTGCCACGCCGCCATCTTCGGCGGTAAAGACGGGGCGCTGCGGAACAAATGGGTCATAATCTGCAACATATTGAATCTGCTCGTCAGGCAGCGCATATTTGTCTCGGTCCCGTGCTAGCAAGTCTGCGCCGGTTATGAACTCAGGCTCTTCTTCTTCCGGAACGTCAAAGAAGCCCGCCGATCCGGCTGCAAGGCCCGCAAGAGCTATGCTTGGGCCGTAGCGCCGCATGAAACCCGGACCTTTAGCTACAATACTTTCAGCGACTTTGATATTAGCGTCTGTGGCCTTTGCAGGATCTACACCCATCTGCTCAAGAGCATCAGTCAAGGTGACCTTTTCCGGCATTAAAAAATCTTTAGTGCGGTCAAGGAACGACGGGTCAGTAGTCGTAGATTCTGTTTGTACGCCAGAGCCTATTGGACCCGCTGATCTTTGAGTAGAAACTGTTTGAGGAGACATTTGAGATTGATTAGCGGTTGCCTGAATATCCGCCGTTGATACCGGCACCCCAGAAGCGTCAAACGGACGGAAGAAGTTTTCCGAACCGGTTATGCCCTGACCCAGTTGCGAGAACCGTGCTCCGGGGTTCGCGAGCTCTGCACTTATATTTTCGCCAAACGAACCTGTGCCAGTAGCTCCTTTAAACAAAGCGCCTGTGCCACCTGCAATAACGGCGCTCTTCAACGCATCTTCAATATCGCCGCCCTGCAACAAAGTCCCTAAACCAGACCCCAGAGCCGCACCATATACGGCCCCCAAAGGGGTAAAAGACAAAGCTACAGGTAATACAACAGGAGCAGCTTTTTTAAGAGCTTTACCCACATTTTTAAAAGCTTTGGATACGCCTTTGAAAACTTTATTTAGGAAAAACTCAGGCATCCCAGTTTCAGGATTTAAACTGTTAGCACTTGATCCAACAACATAACGCTCCGGGTTTTCAATGCCTTGATCACGCAAGTGACCAAATATAGACTCTTTGAGCGTTGGATTGTTCTCAATCAGGGCTCTTGGTACAACAATTTCGCCTTTTTCAACATGAACAACCATGTTGTCGCCGAAACGGCCATAAGAAGCCATTCTGGAAGCCACCTCTTGAAAGTCTGCTACCCCGGATTCCCCAAACTCTTTTCTAGCAACTTTTGCATCTATCGCAGCAATTTCTTCGTCCGAAACGATGAAATCTGCAATACCCCCTTCAGGGATTAGCTCTTCCTGTAGCGCTGCCTCTGACATGAAACCCTCAATGTATTTGCCACATGATAATCTATTTTTGTTTAAGTCACAATCTTAACTGTGCCGGAGTCGTTAAACAGCGCCCCCGTTTCTAAACCAGTTGCGCTTGTAGGTAAATCAGTCAAAGTAATTTTTGTTCCCCGTAGCTCTCCGGGATTGCGTTCTTGTGCTATAAACAACTCAAGAGAACGAATTAAATCAGACATATACTGCACCGAATACTCCGTTGGCGCTTCTGGTAGTCTTGGTGGTGCAATCTGGTTCGATGACATTAGCGTCTACCATCCTGTCGTATATCTATGCGTGGACTACCAAGTTTCCACCTTGCGCCTAGTGCAGATGACTCTATTCGTAAAGCAAAAGATCTACCACGGGACCGTAAAAACAACTGGTTCGTGAACGTCTCAACGGGGGAAGCAGCCGTGCGTATTGTGTCCCCTGCTGCTGTATTGTCAAACCCAGCCCCCGGAAAGTTTCTGGACTTTACGGTAAATGTGGCCTGCGGGCTACTAAGGTTTGTTGATCCGTCAAAAGTAATGTCAGGAATTACACGGTTTATGTATGTAAACTTGTCACCATCACCGATGTCGATGGGCGACGATTCGATGTACGAGTTCATAGCTGATCCGTCGTCATCGTACCCAAGCTCATGGTTATATAGGTATTGATTGCCTGCCGCCAATGGGAAGGATCTTACACCACGGTCTAACCATGCGGTACGAGCAAGATTACCAAAGTACCAGACCTTTTCAGCGTAATTATATATGACATATCTGTCATTGTCAGAACTGCTGGCACTAGGGTAATACCATACAACCTCTGAAAACTCAGAGTTAACCCCAGATACTACCTTGTCCCGCTGACTTTGGTTGAAGTCAAGGAACACCTTGTCTTTTACAGAGCAAGGTAGCTGCTGTGTCTGACCAGCATAGACGTAGAAGTTGTCGATACCCATCCAGTAGACAACATCTTCTGTACCAACCGCAGCATTTGGGCCAGCTATCGTAATGTTAGAGGCAAGCTGCTGTATACCAAAGGTAAACGGAGGCCCAATAAAGCGCATGGAACTGAGTGCAGTGTCAGTCCACACCAGTATCTCACGCTTTGTTTCAACGGCCTGTACGAAGGTGGACCCTGATCCAAGGCGCAAGTCCCCTGCTGTATTGGTAGCAGCCGGATACCAGATAAGTGGATTCTCCTGATCAGAGAAGCGTATGAGCAGAGGGTCTTGCACACCGTTGCCTTGGTTCGCTGTATTGCTTGCGTTCAGAGCGTCACAACCAAAAGCAATAACATGCCTATCTTGATCAGAGACAAGCACCTGCTTTGCAATTTGCGGTACGCTGGTCTTTGTGCCACTGAGTGTGGACAATTCAATCGCTCTTGTAGATAGGTTGTTGCTTCTGTCCCAGTAGTAAATGTTACTGTCACGGGGGTTTATGAGTAGATCTTCACCAAAGTTATCATGTGACCACAGTCTGATCTGCGTGGTTGTAACAAGACCGCTAGATGCTGCATCACCCCAGCCATCTCTGCCCCATGTTCCTGCGCCCCAGCCAACACCACCAACGGTGGTATCAAGGCCCACGTTTATTTGATACACGCCAACAGTATTAGACCCACCGTTACCCGTATCAGAGCTATTAGCGGTAGCAGACGCCGTAATCTTGTAGCTGTTAGCGTTAACAATCTGTGTAATCTGATGCTCAGTATTCAATACTGCCGCCGTGATATTTCCACCAAGGCTTGCCGCACTAGAGAAAGTAACAAAGTCATTCTCAACCGC